CTACGGCGTCCTTCGGTTTTGTCGTTGACAGCGCTGTCGGTGCAAACAGCGTCCCGACTGCCATTATCTTTAATACTGGAGCCAACAACTACGGCTTAGAGGCGCTTCGACTTGACAGCCTCCAAAATACATTCATACCAAACGGCTCGGTCTTCGGTTGGGGGCCGGGCGGTGTTGCCAATCTCGGTCTTTCCCGCATTGCTGACGATGTTCTCGGCGTCGGCAACGGCACGCAGGGCGACTTCTCTGGCGCGCTGAAGCTTACCAATCTGCACGTCGAGCCGGTCGCCATAGCGGCGCTTCCCGGCTCTCCCGCCGCTGGCGACATTGCAACGGTCAACGACGGTGACGCCTCGCTAACTAACGGTCAAACGCCCGTGAACAGCGGCGGTGGGGCAACGGAATATCTGGTTGCATATCTCAACGGCGGCTGGCGGATAGTGGTCTAGCCTATGACTCGGGGGTTTTCGCCGCACGGATTTTCGTCGCACGCGTTCCAGATGGAGGCGCTTCTCGTACAGCGGGGCGGCCCGGCGCTTCCTTACCCGACCAGACGGCTTCGCGTGGGGCGGGGCCGACCGCTCAAGGAAATCTGTGAGGAGCTAGAGCGCGAACTTGGCGAGCCGGTCATTGCGATTGCGCCCGATCTTAGCGAGTTCTCGGGCGAGTATTTCGGCCGCCAGATTGAAGAACTGCAAGCGGCGCTCAGAGAGTTTGCGGCCGAGCGGAAGACCCTCGACGACTACCGCGACTCGGCGGTCGAGGCGCACGCCCAGGCCCTGCTGAGGCGCCTCGAAGAGGAAGACGAAATGTGCGCGATCCTGCTAGTGACGCACCATTAACCACGCAGGTGCTCTGCGACGGCTGCGACCGCGCAATTGATCTGGTGACCTCGGGCAAGGCGCGCATCGTCACCGAGCGCAAGTGCGCAGATTTCTATCTGTGCGCGCGCTGCCTCGAAACCATTGAAGAATTCAGCCCGCGCAATTGGCCGCGGTATTGGAGAAGCAAAACAAATGCGTAAGCTAATCGCCGCCCTTTTAGTCCTCGCCTTGACGTGCCCCGCATTTGCGGAGCGCGTTGGCGAACTCCCCGCGCGGGCGACAGCAGTTAGCGCAACCTCCGGCGACGTGGCCGCTGCGACCGCCACAGCGACGATCGCCGCCCCCTCGGTCGCTGGCGCATCGAACTATCTCTGCGGCTTCGATATGCGCGGCACCGGCGCCACCTCGGCGACAACCGTCGCGCTGACCATCACGGGCCTCGTCGGCGGCACAATGACATTTCAGGTGCTCGTCGTAGCGGGGGCCACGACTGCCACTCCCAGCCTCACCGTGCAATTCCCGGTTTGCCTCAAGGGCACGCCGGACACCGCCGTTGTCGTGTCAATGCCGACGTTTGGCACGGGCGCCCTGCACGCGATGATTAACGCCTGGGGCTACGTCTACTAATGACTAACCGCGAGCGGTTTTTTGAGATCATGCGCCGGCACGTTCCTCGGGACACAGAGCGCAAGCTAACCGATCGCGACCTCGTCAAGGAGACGCTATCTAATTACACGTACTGGCTTTCCCAGCCCCTCATTGATCCGAACGAATAATGGCGAAGGCTATCGCCGCGCCGGTCCCGCGCTTCCCCGTCAAAAAGCGCACCTCAATCGGCGGCAAGCATTTCCCCAAGAACAAGGCCAAGCGCCGATCTTGGAAACAATACCGCGGCCAAGGCCGCGTGTGAGCTTCGGGCGAGCGTCCGCATGAAGCGGATGCAGCCGCGATGACCAGCCGCCTCCGGGCGGCTTTTCTATGAGTGCAACTCAAATGCAGGACGACACCCTAGACGGGACCGAGGCCGCCCAAAGCGAGCAGCCCGGGAACGACGAACAGTCTGAGGCCACTGAGGTTAAACAGACCGACGAGGCCGAAACGGAGACAGACGACTCCGAGCAATCGGAGGAAGGCAGCGACGACGAAGCCGAGGCCAAGGACGGCGACGGCGAAGACGGCGACGGCGAGGACGAGAAACCCAAGCCCAAGCGCCCGACTCGCTCCGAACGCTATCAGCGCCAGATCGATCGACTGAAAGCCCAACTCGCCGAGGCGAGCAGCCGCACAAGCGGCAGCCCCTCCGCTGCAGATGTGGCTGGCGAGGTCGAGAAGATCATCGGTAAGCCGCCGCAGGAAGCAGACTTCAAGGGTGATTATCTCGCCTTTGAGCGCGCGCAGACTGCCTATGAGATAGACAAGCGGATTGAAACCCGCCGCGTGCAAGGTGACGTTCAGCGCCAACAGGCCAGACAGGTCGAACGGCGCGCCGAACTCGCCGAAGCACATCAAGAACGCATCGAGGAATTTCGCGAGCGTGCGACTGACTTCGACAGCGTGATGAAGGCGGCGAAGTCCGCAGACCTCAAGGCATCGCCGGTCGTCGAGGATTTGATCCTCGACTCCGATAAATCAGCGCACGTTGTCTACTATCTCGCCAAGAACCCCGGAAAACTCGACGAGCTAAACCGAATGACCGAGCGGCAAGCCGCTCGCGAAATCGGTCGCATCGAGGCCCGGCTGTCTCTGCCGCAACCCAAAAAGCAAACCCAGGCGCCCCCGCCTGTGAAGCCGCCGAAGGGCGGCGCGGCACCTCCGTCTGACGAGGCTGCGCTGAATGCGTGGCTCAAGAGGACATATCGGGGCGCCCAAATTTAAGGGCCTAAGCAGAAATGGCTAATCGCCAACTTACTACGAGCTTGATCGCAAAAGCCGCGGTCAAGATTCTCGACAACGAACTCGTGATGGCCAAGCAGGTCTATCGCGGTTACGAGAACGAATACGACAAGCGCGTCAACGGGTACACGCCCGGCGACACGATTTCGATCAAGCGCCCGACCGACTTCACCGTCCGTGATGGCCGCACCGCGAGCAATCAGGACGTGTCGGAAGGCAAAACCTCGATCGTCATCAACAAGCAGAAAGGTGTTGACTGGGCGTTCACCTCTCAGGAACTCACCCTCAACATCGACGAGCTTGCTGAGCGCGTGATCAAGCCGGCAATGGTGCAGCTCGCTAACCAGATCGATACCGATCTGATGGGACTGTACAAGGATGTGTGGAACTGGGTCGGCACCGCCGGCCAGACGGTCGACAGCTTCGCTGACTTCGCGAAGGCGACCGAGCGTCTTGACCAGGGCGCGGTCCCGCAGGACAGCCGTTACGGCATTCTCTCGCCGACCGACTACTGGGCGCTCGCGGGCAGCCAGACGGCTCTGTACATGCAGAACGTCGCGCAGCCGGCTTACCGCCGGGGTTCGATCGGCCAGATTGCCGATGTCGACACCTTCATGTCGCAGAACGTCCCCGTCCTGGCCACTGGCACTCGCGACAACACCACCCCGGTAGTGAGCGGCACTCAGTCGACCGACTGGGCGACCACTCAGGACACCGGCACGATGACCCTTGTTACAAAGGGCCACGACAGTGCCGCGACCATCAAGCAGGGTGATGTCTTCACGATCTCTGCTGTGTTCGCCGTCAACCCGGTGACTAAGGCGACGCTGCCCTACTTGCAGCAGTTCGTCGTTAAGGCCGACGTGACTGCCAACGCGACCACGACTTCGACCACTGGTCTGACCATCAGCCCGCCGATCATCACGACCGGCGCGTTCCAGACCGTGAGCGCAGTTGCCGCCGACGCTGCCACGATCACTTTCGTCGGCACGGCGTCGACCAACTACTCGCAAAACATGGTGTTTCACCGGAATGCGTTTGCCCTCGCCATCGTGCCGATGATCCGGCCGCCCGGCGCGGTCGACGTGGCCCGCGAGAGCTACAAGGGCCTCAGTGTTCGGCTTGTCCCGTACTACACGGGCAGCACGGATATTGCTAACTACCGTCTTGATGTGCTTTATGGGGTAAAGGCAGTTGATCCCCGTCTGGCAACACGTCTAAGCGGTACGTAAGAATACCGTATAGACATCTAGCACGCAATAGACTAACCTCCGGCGGATCAAACCCGCCGGAGGTTCCTATGGCTACTTGTTGCATTAAGGGCTGCGAAAAGAATGCACTCGCGCGTGGCATGTGCGCGATGCACTACCGTCGCCAGTCACTCTATGGCGACCCTACCGCGGTCAAGCTTCGCCAACTACACGGCGCCGATCTCGCCACACGGCTTGCGCACTACACGAAAAAGGGCGCGGGCTGCTGGGAATGGACCGGCTCGCGAGACCCAAATGGTTATGGTCGCCTTAATATTGGCGGCTATCCCGCGCTTGCCCATCGGCTATCCTGGCAGGTCCACTGCCACGAAATTTCGCCAGAGCAGCATGTGCTGCATCGCTGCGATAACCCCGCCTGTGTTCGGCCGGACCATCTGTTCCTCGGCGATCAGGCCGACAACAATCACGACATGATCGCCAAGGGCCGGTTTAGCCCAGGCGTATCACTGGGCGAAGACCACGGGCACGCCAAGCTGACGGATGACGATGTGCGCGCAATCCGCGCTCATCCCGGCCCGCAGACGGCGATCGCCAAACAATTCGGCATCTCACAAGCGCAGGTGTCGGACATCAAGCGCCGCAAATCGTGGGCGCATCTGAAATAGTTTGCGGAGGCAAAATGGAGTTGCTGATCGGATGTGGTTCTAACCACGTCAAGCGCATGGCGATGCCGGGCAAGGAAGAATGGTCCGAACTCGTCACCCTCGACATCGACCCGACCGTGCAGCCCGACGTGCTGCATGACCTGAACGTCAGGCCACTGCCGTTCCCTGACAACCATTTTGATGAAATTCACGCCTACGAGGTGCTTGAACACCTGGGCCGACAAGGCGACTGGCGCGATTTCTTTGAGCAGTGGTCGGAGTGGTATCGCATCCTGAAGCCGGACGGCATCCTGTTCGGCACATCGCCGCACTGGTCAAGTCCTTGGGTATGGGCCGATCCCGGCCACGCTCAAGTCATCTCGGGCGAGAAGTTCGTTTTCCTCACACAACCGAACTACGACAGGCAGATCGGCAACACGGCGATGACCGATTATCGCCACGTCTACAAAGCCGATTTTGACTGTCCCTATGCCGAAGTGCAGGGCGAGACATTCGTCTATGCCATGCAGGCCGTGAAGCCGTCGCGGTGCTCAATATGAGCAAGCGGCCTAGTGGGATTCTCATTTGCGTTCCCGCCTACGGGAGTGTGATGCAGGCAAGAACCGCCGAAACAATTTACGCGGTTGGTCAATTTCTAACGCGCTGCGGTATTAACAATCAGCTTTCGTGGTTTTCGGCCGCCGACATCGCTGAGGTTAGGAATCTATTCCTCACGATGTGGTACGATCACCACAAGCATATGAGCCACATGCTGTTTATCGACTCAGATATGGGGTTTTCCCCTGAGTTGATCCGCGACTTCATCAAGTTCGATAAGCCGCTCATGGGCGTGTTGTATGCGCGCCGCGAAATGGTTCCCAGCATCGTTGGTACGGCGCCGCTTGGTCATAGTTTAAAAGACATTCAGGACAACCACGGCTTTCTCCCCGCCACGGCCATCGGTGGCGGAGTGATGATGATTTCACGCAAGATGATCGACGAAATGCTGCGGCAAAAGCCCGAGCTGTCGCAGCCGACGCCGGAATATTTGCGCAAGGCAATGGCCGCGCTTGATCCAGCGGGACTGCCGCGCATCCTGCGCATGTTTGAGGTGCTGCAGACACCGGAAGCCGGCCGACTATCAGAGGACATTTCGTTCTGCCATCGCGTGCGCGAGGCGGGCTTCGAAGTATGGGCAAATTGCCGCCATCTCATCCACCATATCGGACCATTCGATTTTAAGCTCCGCTACGAAGGCGTGATGGAGCAAAAGGAAAAGGCCGCCGCGGACGCGGAGGTTCAGCAAGTATCGGCCTGACGTATCAATTGAGCGGCCTCGCGCAGCACTCCGCTAATCGGCCATCCGACCCAGTCGATTGTCCATAGGACTCCGTTGTGTTCATAGCTGGTGCCGGCGGGGAGCTTCGATAGCTCGTCCAGAATTTCGAGCACTTCATCTTTTGTCATTGGCGGGGGCCTCTGTGGCCCCTTTTCTTTTGGAAAAATCATATTGTCAACCACTCGCACGCGGCGCGAGCTTATCGACGCCGTTCTCGATAATTTAGGCATTCTCGTCCCCGGCCAAGCGCCAAGCGACGAGGACGTGAGCGCGGTCGACGATCACGTCGACGCCACGATCGCCGAGCTTGAGGCGCAGGAAATTACCTACGTCGCCGACCTCGGCACGCCATCGCCGCCGAGCGGAGGCCAGATCGAGCTATCCATTTTCAACTCGCTGGCCGACTGCCTTGCGTGGGCAGTTGCCCCACGGTTCAATCTCGCCGGCGACCCGGCGCTGAAGGTCATTTCCGATCAAGCCGAGGAAACCTTGCGGCGCATTCAACGGCCGCCGCGGACTCGCAAGCTTCTCCGCACCGACATTCAGTTGCGTGCGGGCCATCGCTACGCGCCGTTTAACTTCACGACCGGGCAGTAATGGCCGGCGCCGTCGACATTCCGTTCCCGCAGAGCACGGCTCCGGGGATCAGGTTTCAGGAATCCGGTGGACGTATCATTAACGGATACGTCGAGCCCTTGTCGAACACGGCGCCATCGCCAATCGTCTACCGGCGCGCGCCAGGGCTGCGAAACTTCGGCACCACGAGCCGCAGCGGCTTTCGCGGCGGCCTTCTCAGCGGGGGCGTCCTCTACTGTGGATTTAACGGCCAGCTAGAGAAGTTCACGAGTTCGGGCGGCTCCTCGACCAACGTCGGGACGCTCACGGGTTCCAAGAAGGGCTTTTTTGCCGTCAATAACAAGGCCGGCACGCCCGACAAGGTGTTCGTCGATCCAGACGGCAATATCGCCACGTTCACGGCATCCGCAGTCACGAACTCCTCGCCCGACGCCGACTTGCCCTCGTGCAATTCGGTCTGCTGCATCGACGGCTTCTTTGTCTTCACGGTCGCCGATGGCCGCGCGTTCGCCTCAGACCTCAACGCCACGACCGTCAACGCCCTCTCATTCGGCACTGCCGAGGCGAAGCCGGACGGTCTTTTGCGTGGCGTCCCGTATGGGGGGCAGCTATTCCTGTTCGGCAACTTCACGACTGAGGTGTGGGCCGACGTCGGAGCAACCCCGTTCCCGTTCCAGCGATCTGTGGTTATTCCCCGCGGAATTGCTGGCCCCTACTGCGTCGCCGGACACGAAGACAACTTCGGCCGCGCCTTGGTCTGGATCGGCGACGACAACTGCGTCTACCGCCTAAACGGCTACACGCCCGACAAGATCAGCCCGCCGGACCTCGACGGACTGATCGAGGCAGTGTCGGACAAGACGACGCTTGAGGTCTCGGTATTCATGAGCCGCGGCCATGCGTTCTTTCTGATTTCCTCAAGCACTTGGTCCTGGGTTTTCGACGCCAACAACTCGACCTGGGCCGAGCGCGACAGCTACGGGTTGACGCGCTCGCGCATCACCGGCGGCATCGGCGCTTTCGGCAAGTGGCTGTGTGGCGATACGCAGACGGGCAACATTCAGGAAATCACATCGGCGACGCATCTGGAAATTAGCAATCCATTCCGCTGGCGGTTGCAGAGCGCGGCCGTCGAGAAATTCCCGGTGGGGGCTCGCGTCGGGCGCGCTGACTTCAATTTCGTCACCGGCGTCGGCGTGGCGTCCGGCACCGATCCTATCCAAACCGACCCGAGCGTCGAAATCTCGTGGTCCGACGATGGCGGCCAGACTTACGCCGCCCCACTAGTCCGCAAGCTCGGACGGCAGTCGGAACAGCGGCAGCTTGTTTCGCTTGTGTCCTGCACCGGGCGCTCCTCATGGAATGGGCGGCGCTGGCGTCTCGACGTTAGCGATCCGGTCCACGTCGGCTTTATGAACGCAACGCAAGCGGAAAGCCCGAGGGTCTAATGCCGTCGTTGTTGCCGCTGCCGAAGCAGGATGTCATTTTAGTAGACGGGCAAAGTTACGTCCCGTCCGCACGCTGGTACGATTGGTTTGTGCGCTTGCAGCGGGTGCTCGGCACCGCCAGCACGAGCGCCGCACTTACGGTCTCCGCGGTAACGGGGACGATCACAACGGCGTCTGCGACGCTCAATTATAAGCAGATCGGCCGCATTGTTTTCTACGACATATCCGCCACGATCACGACAAACGGCACCGGCGCGGGCGCGGTCCTCTTGACCGGCCTGCCATTTCGCCCGCTGCGCAACTCCGCGATTTATGGGCGTGAGAATTTGAACACCGGCAAGGGATTAACGGGGCGCAATTCAGCGTCGAGCGACGAAATCAAGATCGTTTATTACGACAACACATATCCGGGTGCTGACGGCAACGTGCTTTTAATCTCCGGATTTTGCGAGGTCGCCTAAGAATGGGCATTTTCGATATTTTCACCAACGACGCGGCAAAGAACGCGGCGCAGCAGAATACGCAGCTATATAACCAGTACGGCACGACCGCGAATAACGCGCTCGGCACATACGACACGAACGCGAATAACATTTATGGCAGCGCCTACAACACCGGCACGAACTACCTGACTGGCTACGGCGACAAGGCGGCCGGCGCGGTTACGACCGGCGCGAATAATGCCATCGGTGCCTACACTCCGCTTTCCGACCTCGCCACGAAATACGGGGGCGCGACGAATCTTTACCTCGACGCGTTGGGCGTGAATGGCGCTGCGGGCGATCAGCGGGCGGTTAACGCGTTCCAAGCCGGCCCCGGCTATCAATTCGCCGTCGACGAAGCCACCAAGGCAGCGGCAAATAAGGCCGCGTCGCTCGGCATTGCGGGCAGCGGCAACACGCTCGACGAAATCCGCAATCGCGCGCAGGGATTCGCCAATCAGGAATATGGCAATTACCTCAACCGTCTCGGCGGCTTCCTCCCCTATGAGGCGTCGACCACGGCGCAGGCCGCAAGCGGCAAGGCAGGCATCTACGGCAACGAGGGCTCACAGCTTGCGGGCATCTACGGCAACACCGGTTCGTCATTGGCTGGCCTAAGCTCAGCCGATGCAGCGGCCCGCGCGGGCGTGGCGGGCAACGTCGCGCAGGGGCAGATCGGCGTCGCCGGCAACGTCGCCAGCGGCACGGCGAACGCCAATAATGCCGAAGCTCAGGCCGCGCAGAACGGCAGCGCCACATTCTGGAATGCGCTCGCTCAACTTGGCGGCTCGGCCGCCAAAGGCTATTTCGGCGGCAAGGCGGCCTAGCAATGGTATTCAAAATCGAGCCGCTGCAACTTCCCGATCCGATTAAGCAGCCGCAGGTCGACTTCCGGCCGATCGGCGAAATCGGCGATGCCGTCGCAGCATACCGGCGCAGACAGCAGATCGCCGACACCCTGGCAGGCGCGACGGACGTCAACGGCGGCCTTGATGTCGATAAGGCCGGCGCGGAACTCGCGCGACAGGGACTGCTCGACGAGGCGCGCCCCATGCTCGCTCTCGCTCAGCAAAAGGCCGCGCTTGCGCAGACGGTAGCGCATCAGCAGGCGACCCTCGGCGAAGAAACGCGCCACAACAGGGCGACTGAAGCAACGGCAACCGAGGCGCTGAACAAGCCTCATTACGTCGAGACCTCGCCGGACTATCTTGAGGGACAGCCCGGTGGCGTCATGGAAATCCGGCCGAATGGCGGCGCGTCACGCTTTATCACGCCGAACTCTCTAACCGCGCAGCCACAGGCCGCCGCCCCCCCGCCGAACCCTCCCCCGATCGCGCTCGCGTCCGATGAATTTTCTAAGCGGTTCGCTGGCGAGCCGGCACCGAGCCCCGCTGCTGCGGCATCTCCGGGCAACAGCCTTATCGCGCGCATTCGCGCCGCGAAGGCGGTCGGTGCGACGCCAGATCAGCTTGAGCAGATGCTCCCGGCCGCGCTCCAGAGCACGGTTCATGGACTTGCCGCTTATGACCAAGACCCAGCCAAACTCTCAGCGCGCGGCGCGTCAAAGACTGGTGGAATGGCGTTCCGCGATCAATTGATCGCGCTGACCAAAGAAATTCATCCCGAGTACGGCACCGAACACTACACGACCAAGCAGCAGACGCTAAACGACTTCGCGAAGGGTCCTGAAGGCCGCACTGTTCGGTCGGTCAACAACCTTGTTGAGCACTTGGACGTAGCGGAGGAGCTAGTCCACGCGCTGAATAATGGCGATAATCAAGTAATCAACGAAGCCAAAAACAAGTTCAGGCGCATTTTCGGATACGAGGCCCCGTCCAATGCGGCGGCGGTTGCCCCGATTGTCGGCGGTGAGTTGAACAAGGTCATTGCTGGCGCCAACGGTGGCGGCATCGACGAGCGGTCGCAAGCCGCGATCGCGGCCCTCGGCCAGCAGAAATCGCCGGGGCAGGCATTAACCGACATTCAGTACATCAAGCGGCTAATGGCCGGGCAGGCGCACGGTCTGCAGCGTCAATACGAGGCCGGCACACATGGAAGCGCTGACTTCCGCGAAAAATATCTCTCGCCACAAACTCGCGCCGCGCTTGATAAGCTAGAGGGCAAGACAGGCGCCGCGCCCGCTATTCCGAAAGTGACGAATGCCGCGGAAGCGAACACGCTCATCGGTCAGGCGCGAGACGCGATCGCGCAAGGCGCCCCGCGCGACGCGGTACTGAAGCGCCTGCTTGACGCCGGGGTGCCGCCCACGGCGGCGGCTGCCGCCACTTCGGCGACGGCAGGGCAATAAATGGCCGCCTTTGACGATCTGATTCCGTCAGGGGGCGCACAGCCCGCACCTGCGGCGGCCAATGCATTTGCCGACCTGATCCCGGCAAAGCCTAAAAGCGCGATGGACTACGCGAGCGATGTGGCTCGCTCGGTCGCCAACGGCGTGCCCTTTGCGGACGAAATTCGTGCTGTTGCCGACACCATCCCCGGCATAGGCACGGGCAAAAGCTACAGCGAAAACATCGCGACCGAAAAAGCCAAGTCGCGCGGTATTCCCAGCGCGATCAAAATTCCCGGCGAAATGGCCGGCGCCGCGGGTACGGCGATTTTGACCGCCCCGCTTACCGGGGCAGCGAGCGCAGCCACGGGGCTTGCAAAATTGCCCTGGCTGATCCGCGGCATCCTCGGCAGTGGCGTCGCCGATACCGCCAGAGCGGTAGGCACGGGCGCGGCCGCGGGCGCGCTATATGGCGCAAGCGCGGCTGACCCTGGCCTAGAAAGCCGTTTAGAGGGCGCCGCTGGCGGCGCCGCCCTCGGCGGGGCGGCGGGCGGCGTTATTGGCGGCATAGTTGCGCCAGTCGTGCGGGGCGTCGCCTCGGGCGTGCGCAACGTGGTTAATCCCGGCGCCCAGGCCGGCGTCGACCTCGGACGCGCGCTGACACGCGATAATATGACGGCCCCGCAATATGCCCAGAACGTCCTAGACGCGCAGGCGCTTCGCCCCGGCGTCGCTACGGGTGCAGACGCGCTCGGGCCGAACGGGCAGACTCTACTAGAGCGCATCGCACAGACGCCGGGCGCCGGCATGTCGAAAGTCGTGCCGACATTGACCGATCGGCAAAAGCAGCAGGCCGCGCGATTGACTATGGACCTCGGCTCGCTCACCGGCTCACGTAAGACGGCGCTGGAAGCGACGAACGAAGCGATGGACACGCGAGCGCAACAGGCCACGCCCCTCTACAAAGAGGCGTTCAATTTCAATGCGCGCCAAGTCCCGGAGATTGTGCAGGCCTTTAATAAGGAGACATCGACCGGATACGGCAAGAAAATCCTAAACAGCGACGAATTCAAGAACACCCTACAGACCGAATACGGCATCGCCAATCCGCAAGATGCGCCGCTCATGGTCGTTATCGATGCCTGGAAAAAGGCGGCGGATGACGTACGCGGTTCGGCCCTAAAGGCCGGCAACAATAACGTCGCTCGCGTAGTTAAGGATATGACCGGCCGCGTTGTGAATATGGTCGATCAGTTCAACCCCACCTATGCGCAGGCGCGGAAGGTATGGGGCGGCACTCAGCAATACCTCGATGCTATTAATGATGGCACCGAAGACATTCTGAGCAAGAAAATTGGCGCCGATGAGGTCGCACAAAAGCTCGCCGGCATGTCTGACAGCGCGCGGGAGGGCTACACGGTCGGTGCGCTTGGGCGGATTTTCCGTGAGTTCTCGGCCAATCAAAAGGGGCAGGGCTATCGCGATTTCACTCAATATATCGACTCCAAGCTGACCCGCGACAAGATCGGCGCCCTGATGCCGACACCCGAGGCCCGCGACAAGTTCAATCAACTACTAGATTTTGAGGTGGGATTATCTGGGCTAACGCAAAAGACCCTCGGCAATTCCGCGACATACCGCCGACAGGCGGCGGCTGAGGACAGATCGTCCATACAGGGCGACATCATGAAGCTGGCCCTTAGTTCGGCTGTTGGCGATCACGGCGGCCTATTGGGATTTGCCGCTAAAAAACTGGGAGCGGCACAAGCTGGCATTCGCGACACCACACGGGCACGATCCGATAGCATCCTTGCGGATGTTCTGACGAACCCCAACGCCAATCCTGACGACATCGCGACCGTACTCCGCGCGGCGCAGAAACAGCAGCGCGGACCTACTCTGCCCACAAGTGTTGTAACCAACCCCGCCATCGCGGGGATTGAAGGCGCGCAATAAGCCGCGCTCTCCGATAACATCGAAGGACTGACTCATGGCAGGCTCGATTAGCCTCAGCCTATCGCAGCAATTTGACTCGGATGGAAGGCCGCTCTCGGGCGGCCTTTTGTATTTCTATCAGGCCGGGACGACCACGCCGCAAAGCGCGTATCAGGATTCAGGGCTTACGATTTCCTATCCGAACCCGATTACGCTGGACGCATCCGGCCGCGTGCCGTCGTTCTTTCTCGCGGACGGCAACATCAAAATCCGGCTGACGGACTCAACGGGCGCCACGATCATCGCGGCCGACAATCTTCTCGTTGTCGGCGCGTCGAGCGGCAGCGGCGGCAGCGTCGCGGTCGATGCCACTACGGTTCTGCAGACCGGCGACGTGAAGCACCGCTACGGCACCGGCACGCATACCGGTTGGGTGCGCTGTAATGGTCGCACGGTCGGCAGCGCCACGTCCGGCGCGACCGAGCGCGCAAATTCAGACTGCCAAGACCTATTTGAGTATCTGTGGGCCACCGACTCCAATCTGAGCGTATCGACCGGCCGCGGCGCAACGGCAAATGCCGACTGGGTCGCAAACAAGTCGATCGCCCTGCCTGATTTCAAAGGCTGTGTGCTCGCCGGCATGGATGACATGGGGGCGACGGCGGCCGGCCGCTTAACTCTCGCGGGATCAGGCATTGCCGGGACAACGCTGGGCGCTGGCGGCGGCAGCGAGACAGTAACCCTACTCACCGCGAATCTACCCGGACACACGCACTCTCTTTCGGCCAGCGGCACAACGGGCGGCCAAAGCGTCGACCATACGCACACCGGCACGAGTTCGTCAGACGGCGCCCACACCCACACGACAACTGCGCTCGTCACCGCGAGTAGCGGTGCCGCGGGCGGCGGCAATCTTCTCGGTACGAGTACTTCAATCACAAGTAGTTCAGGCGGCGCTCACACACACACGATGACCACGGGCGGCACGTCGGCAAATCACACCCATACCGTAACTGTGAGCGGCACCAGCGGCAGCACCGGCTCGGGTACGGCTGTGTCGCGCACGCAGTCGACCAAAGTCGTCACGATTTACATGAAGCTTTGAAATGTATAACGGTTTTTTGCCGCCCACGTCGAACCGCGAGACGTGGCAACTGATTATCGAAATCACCGATACAGACACCAATACAGCCCCCGACCTGACGGGTGCTGCGGCAGCAATAGGCGTGCGGCCTGACGAGCAGTCGCTTTGCATTCTGACCGGCTCGACGAGCGACGGCCATCTGACCATCGATGAGTCAGCCGGAACCATCACAATTCTATATTCCGATACAGAAATGCGCGACCTCGCGGCCGGCGAGTACAGCGTCGGGCTTACGATCACGGTCGATGGGCAAACGCATCAGTTCATGTGCGCAACACTTCCTGTGCTCGATGGGGTCATGGACTAATGGCATTCAACCCATCGCGGATAAAGGCGCGCTTTCTGCCTACCCTGCCGAGCACCGCCGTTCGCTATGATGTGGCGCAGACACTAACTTCGACACAGCAAGCGCTGGCCCGCAACAATATAGGCGTTGATATAGTCGCCCTGGCGGCGCGCGACTTAACGGTCGCGACCGCAAATGTGATAAAATATGTTCGCAGCGGCGGGAGCAATGTTAATTCCGGCGACAGCGCGGACCAAGCGTATGAAACGATAGAGTGGGCATTCTACTCGATCACCGGCGGCTACGACCTTAACGGGTTTGCCGGCATCATAGATGTCGGCACCGGCACCTTTACTGCGCCATTCCTATTTGGCCCCGCCCGCATGGGCACCATCGTAATCCACGGCGCCGATGGCGTCGGCGGCACAGTACTTAGCGGCCTTACAACTGTGCAGTATTGCCGCCCGATCGTCTTTGAGAATCTCGCAATGACGAGCGGCCACACATCGCTCTCGCTCCTCGCGGTTGAATCCACCGTGGGCTTAGGTAACGGTCTGATTTTCTACGATAACGTCACGCACCACATTGACGCCACGCAGCATTCGCTGCTGCAGCCGGCGTCATCCTGCGGCACGTGGACCGTGGGCGACGGCTTTACCGAACTGACATTCAGCGATAGCGGCACGCCGCCAACGGCGTTCGTGTCGATGGAAGATTTCTCGCTGTGGGAGGACTTCAACGGCGTGTCCATTACGATTGATGGGAATCAAACCGTCAGTGAGTGTTTGTGGGCCGGCTATATGGGCTCGATCCGCCTTGAGGCGGGAGCCACGACAACGGGCGATACCGTTACCGGCTTAGCGGCCGTCGCGGCTCCATTCGGGTTCATAAATGTCGCCTCGGGCTCGCTGCCGGGCAGCGGGTTTGTTGTTTCCCCTAACGGCGAACTAGTAGCGGCTCCAGGCGCCGTTGTGAGGCCCGCCGCCGCCGTCCAAACTTCGACGACATACACGATTGGTGATGTCGAGGCGTCCGTCGTCTTTAATGCCGCCGGCACGGTTACCGTCACGCTCCCCACCGCGAGCGTGAATACCGGCAGGGAAATCAAGATAAAGACGATCGCCGCACAAGCGGTGGTTAGCGCGTCGTCCAATGTCAAGCCGCTCACTTCAAACACAGCCGGTACGGCAATCCTCGCCGCCACAGCAGGAAAGTACGCCACCTTACAGTCTGATGGCGCCAACTGGGTAATTATGGAGGCTAACTAGCGCAACATGGGCAACGACACATTGCGCGCTAGGTTCCTGCCGGCGCTCCCGAGCACGGCCGTTCGCTATGACGTAGCGCAAACGCTCAACTCAACGCAACAGGAGCAGGCGCGCACTAATATCGGCATTGATCTTAGTTCGCTTGTCACGTCGCTGCCGCAAGTCGTCCCCGATGCCCTCGGCGACAGCACGGATGGCACGGATGGGACTGACAACACGGCCGTAATTAACGCGGCGCTTGCCGCCGGGAGTCTGATCTATCTGCCGCAGGGTGGCTATCGCATCACCGGCGCACTCCTAGTCAGCAACACAGAGGGCGCCGGCATCGTCGGCGACGGCCCCGGCAAGACAATCATCTGGGTC